CAAGCATCATCGCACCGATATCAAAGAAGACCAGTTGCTAGTCAACATGGCTTTTTCCACAATCAACATTGTTGGTCCGTCTGTTGCCGTTAACCATCCGAAAATTACCGTGAATGCTCGTCGCCCAGACGATGCGGACAAAGCGGTTGCAACCGAAGCGATTGTCAACTATTGGTGGCGTCATTACGAATGTCAGAAAGAGTTTCGCAGAGCGGTCAAGGACACACTTATTTGTGGTCACGGCTGGGTGAAAACCGGATACCGGTATGTGGAAGAAGAAAAAGCAGCCGAGGGTGATTATGATTCGTACGATGAACTGACCGAGAACCGTGAAGAAAACGTTGCCGAATCAAATCTGATTGTCAAAGAGGACCGCCCGTTCGTGGAACGGGTGTCCCCATTCGATATGTATGTTGACCCCGACGCAACCTGTTTGGAGGATGCACGCTGGATTGCGCAACGCATCCGACGTCCTATGGAGGACATAAAGAAAGACAAGCGATACAATTCCACCGCACGTCAAGAGGCAACGCCAAGCCATTACACCAAATGGGGTCAGGACGCTTTTCGTCCTCGCCGTTCGCAAGACCCGCAAGATGCCTACGTTGAAATATGGGAATGGTACGATATTGACCGCAACACCGTATCCGTGTTTTGCGACGGGTCCGACAAGTTCCTTGTCGCCCCCAGACAGATTCCGTTTGCTTTCGGGCAGCCGTTTGTGATGATTCGCAACTATGACGTTCCGGAAACTTTCTATCCGATGGGGGAACTGGAGGCGATTGAACCGTTGCAACACGAACTGAATCAGACACGTACACAGATGATGAATCACCGTAAACGGTTCTCACGCAAATGGTTGTACAAAGAAACTGCGTTTGACACCGATGGGCGTCAGGCTTTGGAATCAGACGAAGACAACGTAATGGTTCCCGTTATCACCGATGACAACCTGAACAATGTGGTGTCCCCGATGCCGGCAATCATCAACCCACCAGAGTTGTACAACCAATCAGATTTGATTTCTTCGGACATGAACCGTGTGTCTGGTGTGTCCGAGTATCAGCAGGGTGCGATGCCAGAAATCCGACGTACGGCAACCGAGGCGGCAATCGTCCAAGATGCCTCCAATGCCCGTTCTTCGGACAAACTTGCCATCATTGAACGGGCAATCGGTGACTGTGCCCGTCGTCTGGTTATGTTGGCTCAACAGTTTATGACTGGTGAGCAGGCGGTTCGTATCATCGGTTCCGAAGCGCAGCCCCTGTGGCTGACGTTTGACCGTGACTACATCCAAGGCGAGTTTGACTACGAGGTTGAGGGTGGTTCAACAGCCCCGATGAACGAGTCGTTCCGTCGCCAGCGTGCACTTCAGATTGTGGACGCAATGGCCCCGTTTGCTGGGGCTGGAATTTTGGATATGGGCAAGATGGCTGCCTACGTACTTCAGTACGGTTTCGGTATCAAACAGGCGCAAGGGTTCATTATTCCTCAGCAGCCGATGGGTCCCGAGGGCATGCCCCCGCAGGGGGCTATGCCATCACAGGGAATGACCCCCGGTATGGGTGCAGCAGCGGGTCCGAATACTGGTGGGATGCCGTTCCCAAGCAATATTCCTCCTGAAATTCTTGCTCAGTTGTTGGCTTCTGGGGCGCCGTTGGCGAACACACAGTTGCCGTACGAAGAAGAAATGTAGCGTTTGGTACAAGGTTTAGAGCAACCGCCGAAGGAGGACTCTGATGAGTAATACTGATAACACCGTTGCAAGCGTTCCCGATGCACCCATCGCAAATGGGCAAGCAGATGAGATTGTAGAGACTGGTGAAGCCGCAGAGGTTGAACCCTTAGAATACTTTGCTTGGGACGAATATGGAGACAAGTCTGTCAAAATAGTCGTTGATGGCGAAGAGATTTCGGTTCCGCTTTCTGAGGCGCTCAACGGGTACCAACGTCAAGCGGACTATACCCGCAAGACGCAGGAACTTTCTGAGCAACGAAGACAGGTACAATTTGCGTCCGCTTTGCAGGAAGCCTTGCAGAATGACCCATCTAGTACTGTGGAACTGCTTTCACAACACTACGGACTAAAAACCCAGCAGCCCTCCGAGGAGGAACTGGAGTATATGGACCCCGCAGAAAAGCAGTACCGCCAACTTGAAACACGAATTCAAGCATTTGAGCAAGATAAAGCGATGCGAGAATTAGAGAATCAGATTGAGTCTTTGTCACGGAGATACGGGGAAACTTTTGATGCCAACGAAGTAGTTGCAAAAGCGTTGGCAACAGGAAGCACTAATTTAGAATCAACTTATAAGCAGATTGCGTTTGACCGTTTGTTTGACAAATCTCGTTCTCAGGAAGTAGCACAAAAAGTGAAATCTGACGAAACGAAGAAAATTGTTGAAGCCAAACGTGAAGCCGGAGTCGTGTCTAAGGGTTCTTCTGCAAAAAGTGCCGATGTGTCTTCTAAACCAATCCGTAGTGTTCGAGATGCCTACGAATCTGCCAAACGGCAGTTAGAGGGCTAGCGAAATTCCAACAATCAATTTTAAGGACCAAACATCATGACAGCAAACGCCAATTTTGACGCAATACTTTCTACCACCCTTGCGAACTATCGTTCGCAACTTACGGACAACGTGTTCACTGCACGTCCGTTGACCTACTTCCTTATGGACAAGGGTCGCATCCGTATGCTTAACGGTGGTACCAAGATTGTTGAGCCACTCATCTACGGTACGAACAGCACCGTTGGTTCGTACTCAGGGTACGACTCGCTCAGCCTGACCCCACAAGCGGGCCTCTCGGCAGCAGAATACGATTGGAAGCAGTACGCTGCGTCCATCTCAATTTCTGGTATTGAGGAAGCCAAGAACAACGGCGAACAGGAAATCATTAACCTGTTGGAAGCCAAAATCATGCAGGCTGAAGAGTCAATGCGTGAGTCGTTCAACCAAATGTTCTTTGCCGATGGCACTGGCAACGGTGGCAAGGACTGGAACGGTCTGGGCAACCTTGTTGAGGCAAGCGGCACTGTTGGTGGTATCAACCGTGCAACTGTCGGCAACGAGTTCTGGCAGTCGTATGAGGAGAACACGAGTGCTGCGTTGACGCTTTCCCAAATGGCAACGGCATACAACACGGTGTCGGTTGGTAATGACCATCCAGACATGCTGTTGACGACTCAAACCTTGTTTGAGAAGTACGAGGCGTTGCTGCAACCGAACCTTCGTTACACTGACACCAAGACGGCAGATGCTGGTTTCCAGAACCTGTTGTTCAAAGCGGCGCCAGTTGTTTACGACACACATTGCACGGCAGGAACTTTCTTTTTCCTGAACAGCAAGTATCTGACGCTTGTCGGTCACAGCAGCAAATGGTTTGCGCAAACTGAGTTTGTGAAGCCAGAAGATGTTGATGCTCGTTATGCGCTCATCATGTGTTACGGTAACTTCACGGTTCGTAACGCAAAGAAGCAGGGCAAACTGACTGCTAAGACAGCCTAATCGGTAATTAGAAAACAACAACAGGAGAAAATCACATGCCACTATTAGCAAATGACACACAAGGCGGGATAACCCGCAAACGTCTGGAATCGTATGTCGAAGTTCAGGAAAAGGTGACAGTTGTTGCCTGTACCGATGCTGCAACCGTACAAGATGCAGACGTTATCGCAGCAGCAGGACACATCGTCTATACGATGACCCCGACTGCTGGTCGTGCCTTGACGACACCAACAGGTGCCCAACTTGGTACGGCGTTTACGGATGAAGCAGTCGGAACCTCGTTTGAGTTCACGGTTGTCAATCTTGCTGCAGCAACTCACGCAGTTACTCTTACGGCTGGCGCTTCTGGTGTCACGTTGTCGGGTGTTGCAGCGGTTGCAGCGAATACGTCAGCACGTTTTGTTGCGGTGTTCACTGCAGCAAACACTGTTACGATATTCCGTAGTTAGTGTAATTCCGTGGGGGCGCAAGCCCCCACAACAACAACAAGGAGAATGTAATGGCAACGAAGCGTAGGAATCAGAACGTGAATCGTCAGGGTGCGAAGAAGGTGAACTATCGCATGCGTGAGGGTTCCAACTATTACGGTGACGTTAGTGGTGTGAAGAATAAGAGCACTGCTCGCAAACAACTGCCTGCAAGCGGAGTTGCCGCTGACCGTGCGAAGGGCGCTGCTCGTACTTCTGGTCGTACTGCCGATAGTCGTGGTGGTCGTGGTGGTTCAACACGTGCCGAAGATATGCGCAATGCACGCAAAGCCCCAAGCAAGAACTACAAAAAGGGTCTATACCGCTAATCAGTTCGGTCCCCACTTCGCAAACCTCCCTTCTGTGGGGTGGGGGCTCAGTTCCCAAAGGAGATAATTATGGCAAAGAAATACGTTTCAACAAGCCGAGCAGACCGCACAGAAAACAAACGTGCTGCAAATAAAAAGAAAAAGAATTCACTTGTTCGTGATGCTGGACTTGTGGGTCTTGGTGCTGCTGGTGCTCTTGCCGCTAAAGACATCGGGTCGCGTGCCAAGTTTGCTTTTCGTGCACCACCAAAACCCGCCCAATTGTATCGTGCAAATCAGGCGACAAACCTAAAAGCAATGACTCCACAAATGAAGGCTGCGGCATCCGCTTCAATGTCCAAGGAAGACATTTTGCGTACTTATCGCAAATCAGTAATAAAAGGTCAAGGGATGAGTCCCTCCCGTTACGCTCGTTTAACTGGCGGTGCTGGTGCGCCGGGACGTGGCGTAGGTGAACGTGGCGGTAGTGGCGGCGGGTTTTTAAAGCGCAGCAAATAGTAATAAAAGGGGCT